TCTTTTCATATAACAGTAAGTACAGTTATACAAACAGCCATGACCAAAGGAGGGACTGATAAAATCAGTACTCCTCCCACTTGGTCTTATAATCATAGATTTTCTGGTAACTTTCTCAACCACCATCTTATTCTGATTTAAAGGTTAATTTTCCAGCATCCAAGAACTTCAGGATGAAAATGTGCAAAGAATAACCATACAAGAATAGCTATAGATATAACACAGTCTATTTTCTTAAATACTATTAAAGCTTCCCACTGCTCATGTTTCTTAAAATGTTTAGCTACAGGAGACTGCAAAACAGATAATATAAAAATAACTAAGTATGCATACCATAATCCACTAAGTGCCATACCTAAAATCAGCCATACAAGATAGATTAGGGAGAAACAACCACCTACTATTCTTATTGTTTTTTCTTCATCTGCATCTTTAGGTAGTATATACAGAGCTCTTACAAAGCCTCTTGTTTTAAGTAATACATATGTCTCATAACAAATTGTCAGGCCTATCATCAAGGCTAATAATACTTCTTTCATAACTTCTTTTTTTGTTCTAAATAATCAATAATAAATCCTACAGCAACAATGATATTCATACCAAATGATGCTAATAACTCATATATGTCTTGATAAATATTTACGGACAGGTGCACATGACCCACCATCCAGAATGGTATGGACAAGTTTTGGCTTATCCATACCACTAGGTACTTAATAAAGTGTAACATTACTTAATCATAAAATCATAAGCAGCTTTACTGTTACTCATGTTAAACTCATATACTTCTGATGTACAATAACTTTCATTTATTCTGATTTTTACTGATGAAGCACCTTTAAAATCTGCATTTAAGTTTTCATCTATGTCTAAGTTCCATGGAAAGAATACTACATTGTTCTTTTCATTTTTTGTACCTTTTAGGTTGTATTTTTTATTTACACCTTTTACAACAAATACTACATCTATATCAGGTTTATCATCACAATAATAACCACCTTGGATATACCATATAACAAAAGTATCAACCTTTTCTAGTTTAAGAAAAGCACCATTATTTTCTGCTGTATGTGCAATTTTATATGGTTCATCAAAACCATTATCTACTGTTTTATAAGTCCACTGAGCACTAACACATCCTGTAGTTAATACTGCTAATAATAAATTAATCACCTTCTTCATTGTTCACTGTTTTTTTGTTCTTTGGCTTCTCCATACCTTTGGGAGAATTTTTTGCTGACTTGTTCAACCTTTCCAGTCTCTCCTGTATTTTCTTGTTTATACTGTTGTAGTCTGTTTTTCTCTTGTTGTCGTTCATACTCATACCAATTATAAATTTCTAACTCTTTCATTTTGACTATATCCTGTATAGTCATGCCTTCAGGTATCCCACCATTGGCCTCAATAATATCCATACAAAGTTCTTTCATTCTTCCCATATCTTTATACTTTTTTCTAAGAAAAATTTAATTGTTACTCTTATATCTGAGTGACCTTTTATATTTCCAATTGCTTTTAACTTGTTATAAAACTTTCTATCAAGATCAAGTTCAATTCTTTTTGATCTGTTACTACCAGTTTCATTAGGTTCAATTACACTAAAATCAAATGGAAACATTTGAGCATACACATAGACATTTTGCTGATAAGACTTATCTGCATGTAACTGTAATGCAAGTTTTTTATTGTAGTTTACTTTATCTCTTTTAAAACCAGTAAGACCAGCAATAGTGTTCTCAGTTAATAAAAATCTATAAGCTAAAATAGCCACTAAGTAACTTCTTTGATCAACTAATACTCTATGTCTTGATTTGTTAGGAATTTTTAAAAGAGCTTCCACTACATCTTCTTTAGTGTACTCTTCCATATGTTTTAAGTTAAACTAGTTCTAGATCTGCAGGAATCTCTTCTGATTTTAATTCTTCAGCAACTTGTACTAATGTTTCTATTGGTAAAAATCTGTCTGCATTGTAATATTCATATGGAAATGATTGTTCTGATAGTTGTACTTCTTTAAGTTTATATCCAAATTTACCGGCTTGTAAACCCATTTTAGATACTTCTACAACAGTATAGGTTTTACCTTCCTCAATCCATTCATATGGAGAGATTTTTTTTGGCCTATTCTCATCATTAATACAAATCACTTGCATATTCCTCAATTTCAGATTTAATGTCTAGATCATCAAAAGTAGTTTTTAATTCAAACATATCCAAGAAAGCACCAGATTTAACTACACATTTTCCTACATTATGTGCTGTAATAGCACATTGTTCTGCTTGAATAGGATTGTGTTGACATAGTCTTATAAGACATGCTGTAACATAATCATAGGAATTTACATCATCATTGTAAATTGCCAGTTTGTGTGTTTTAGTCTCTTCCATACTATTAATATAATGAAATATTAAAATCTTTCCAAATAATTTTAGTCTGGTCAAAACCTTCTAATGCTTCTTTAACCCATTTTTCATCTACTGTATCTACATAACATAGTATGTGGACAATAGCTTTTTCATCTGGATTAAGTCTTAATAACCTACCAATTCTTTGACTTGCTTTTCTCTCATTACCATATGCATGCATAATAATACCTTGTCTAAGATTTGGTATATTTACACCCTCATTAAGTTGCATTACAGTAGATAACTTAGTTATCTCACCTGCTTTAAACATTCTTAAATTCTCTTCAGACTCTTTATTATTACTATGATAACTATATTCACATAGTTTATCTGCTTGTGCTTGAGTATTTGCAAATACAATACATTTAGTATTGATACTTTTCATAAGAATTTTAGTATAGTTTTCTTTACTAGGATATTCCATTAATGCTTTCATTCTCATAACTCTGAGCATGTGCATGTTTCCTGATCCTACATCTATTCTTCTAGACCAATATACATAATTAGATTCTTCATCAGTTATCCATTTTCTACCACTCATATCTACAAGATAATTTTTTTCTGTAGATAGTTTAAGTTGATGGACAACAATCTGATAATCATTTAGTATTTTATTTTCTACAGCATCATCTGCTTTGAATGTAAATACTACAGGACAGAACTCTTGCACTAATTTACCTTTTTCTGAATAATCACGTTTAGGTGGTGTACCAGTTAAACCTAGTATTTTACCACCAAATAACTGTAAGAATCCTCGGTGACTATCTAACAAACTGTGTGCTTCATCTAAATACACAGCATTATAGTCATGAGGATTATGTTTATTCAGACTCAGATAAGTAGTAAATGTCATTCTGTTTAGCAATTCTTCTTTATCAAATTTTACAGCATCATCTTTCCATGACTGAAAAATTGATTTTTTAGGAGCAACAATAAGAACTCTCATTAGTGGAGTAGTATTTTGGTCTATATGATTCAGACCCACTAGAGTCTTTCCTACACCAGTACCCAAAACTACACTACATCTTCTTTTACCATCAGTTGCTGCTAATGCTTCTAATTGAACTTCATCTTTTGTCATAAGTTTATTTTAACCAATTCATTGTTCTTGCTTCTGTAGGATGAGCATGAATCCAATCATGACAATTCCTACATACTGCTAACCAAGTACTTTGTACTAAATAAAAAGCATCTCTGTTACTCCCTGCATAGGTATGGTGAATATCAGTAGCACCATGACTACATCCACTCACCTTTACCTGGCAGAGATTGTTAACTAATAAATGTTTTTCTCTTAGTTTAAGATACTCTTGATCTTTCTTTTTCTTTTTAGAAGAAACCAGAGGGATTTTATAATCAGTTGGTTTCTGTGAACTGTTAGTATCAATGGCTTTTTGGCAACTCCAACAATACTTGCAATACTTGAATCCCTCATGGTTTTTCCAGATGACTGTCTCTTTCTGACAGCCATCACAGATTTTAAGTTTCATAGCAGATCTTCTGGAAAACTACCTTTTGCTTTTGTTATAGGAGGAGTTTCACCACCTCTAAATAAAGCTTTAATACCATCCCAGAAACCTGTAGCAAAGTATACCTTGTAAATGTATATAGTCCTAGGAATAACCATATAACCTTTAAGGTTATTAACTTCATTTTCTATGGGTACTTTGATTAAGAAATGTGTTTTTGTTTTCCAGATCACTCTGGCTTGTAAAGGCACATGTGTCTTCTCATGGACATTTTCTTTACTTCTAATGTCATAAAATGTTCTCATACTCTTTGATTTTTAAGCTGAGGTAGACTAACCGGTGCTTCTTTTAAACTTAAAAAGTTTTTAGGTAGTATACCTTCGGCTATAAAGATACAAATTATTTGATCTTTATCAATGTTTAAATCTTTAAAAGTTAGAATATTCTTAAACTTTTCATCAACATCATTCAAAGTCACAAGTTCTTTTGTCAATTTAGCATTTGGAAACAAAGATTTGAAAATACCATTAGTATACTCAATAGTAACTTTCTGTTTAAATGTATTAAGAACACTTTGTGATCTTTTAAATACATTTGTAATTCTTTGTTTCTTCTTGCTACACATTGTAGCCAGTTCTTGTTGATTAAGAGCATCTAGACCATATAGTGCTCTTTTGTACAAATAATTCTGATATACAGAATACTTGTCTTGTTCATACTGCATGTACATTTTACCTGCAGATAATTGGTAATCTCTTACCTGTTGTTTTAACTTTTCCATTTTAATCATACAATTTTACATTCATAAAAAGAGAGGGATATTACTACCCCTCTCATATTAACTAATCAAATACTATCCACCAATTGAGAAATCATCTGATGGACGTGCATTGTTTATAGCAGAAGATTTACTTCTAGCATATGCTGCTTTTAATTCTTCAACATTATCATGTTTAATTAAAGTATCTGTTGCATTACCATCAAAAGAAAACTTAGTTCTTCTGTAGATAGGTAATCCACCAAATGTACATACTATGCCAGTCTCACCAGCAATTTTTAAATCACGTTCTGGTGTTTTCTCATTGAAAGGTTCAAACGACTCTTCAACTACAATTTTACCATCCAATTGTTGTCCTGCAAAGAATCCAGAATCTTGCAATTCAGATATTGTACCAGGGATCAATGCAGATACAGGTTTTCTTCTTAAGAAACCATTGTCATCAATCATTGTTCTTACTTGTTGTACACGAATATAACCATAATCAGAGTTATTTTTAGATACTTCAATTACTGCTTTTGTTGTGTCATCAGACAATACGATTACTTTAGAGTTCATCTTTAAAGGTTTTAAAAAATTAATAAATAAATTGATTTTTGAGTAGATACTAAGTCCTTAATTACTCATTTTAAGGGTAGTTGGTAGTTTAAAACTACATATCCAAATTGTCAGATAAATCAATGATATCATCAAATGGTGTGTCATCTGATATAATATCATTTAAATCTTCATCATCCTGTGATAGGAAGTCAAAGTCATAATACTTATCTCTGGTGTTATTCTCAACAGCAGAACCAGCAAAAGGATCCCTAATATGTTCACCGTAGTCAATTGACATGAGGTATTGTATATCTTCATCTGTAAGATCAAGAAATTCCTCTACTGAAAGGTGAATTACTTTCCCATTAGGGAGTTGATATTGCATTACCGGCATAAATATGCAGATAAATATATATCATTTATTAAGATCTTGTTGGTTTAAACTAATAATATTTAGGAATATATAGCTAACAATGAAAAGGGGATATTTCTATCCCCCTATATCATTTGGTCAGGAAAAGCATATCAACAGATATACTATTTTAAAATTCCTCTATAATTTCTAAGTCTTTATGCTGAACATAAGTAGTATCTTTTTTAGTAGTACCATTGTCTAAGACATCTGTATACTCAATTTGATACTGACTATACTCATGATAACCTCTGAATTCTTTTACAGTAACAACTACTTTGTCATTTTCATCAGCAAATTTCTTTCTAACAGCTTCTCTATTTACACCATAACCAAGATTATTGATAGATACTTTGCATAATGTACCAATGGGTATTGGTTCAGGTAGTTTATTACCTAACATAAGTTTAAAGAAATGCTCAGTTCCTTGCTGACTTGTGCATATCATAGGAGTAAGTAACTTAACAAACTCTTCTGAATTTGGATCTTTGATGATCTTACTAAGAGCTTTTGCTACATCAGTATCATCATATGTAACACTTATCTTCATAATGTTAAATATTACTTCTTAAATCCCTTATTTTAGCTAACAGAGCTTCATTATAGTTTGTAAAGAACTTTTTATCTAGTATTCTAGACTTGATTCTAGATTTCTTTCTTGGATTAATACATCCTTTACAACCTGTTCTAATAGCTTGACCGTTAAGATCAACTATCTCTGCCTTAAGATCAAATCCTAAGACAGAGGTAATTAATGTCTTATCCATTACCAAACATGTCTTTTAACATATCATGTAATCTATTTCTCTGCTCATTTGTATTAAGAATTTTAGACATCATAAAACTAGTAAATACTATTTCATTTGTATGAATACAATCATCTACAACATCTTTCATTGCAGTATGTAGACATTTATTTTTTTCAAATGAATCTAAACATAACTTTAATAGTTCTTCTGCTCTTACATCATTAATACCTAGATTCTGATGCATTAATTCAGCATCTTCATCAATAATAAGTAGTTTATACTTTCCTTTTTCATTGAAAATAAATTTTTTCTCTTTTTTTCCAAATAATCTTTTTAACCATTTCATAATCATAAATTTAATATTAATATTCTTTTCCTAAAGACAACCAGTCTTCGTCCTCTAAAATCCATACTTCATGAACATAACCATCTTTTAATGTGTACATAGTATTATAAAATTCTAATACTATTACATTATCTTTTCGTTTGGTTATATTTACTATAGTATCATTTGTAATCTCAATTACGTTATTTACAAACTCTCTTTCTTCTCTAGAAAGATTCTTTGGTAAGTTTTGGGAGTAACTAACTCCCGTAATCATAAGTATTACACTAAAAATTATTCTTTTCATATTTTATTATTTATTAATAAGATAAGCTGATAGTACTATAATACAAGTCAGCAAAACAAACCCAATTATTACCAATTTAAATGGTCTTATTTTTTTTTCCAACTCAATTGCTTCTTCAATACATGCAATATCATATTCAATTTCAGATCTCTTCTGCATATATGTTGAAGAATCAGGTTTCGCAAGGTGTAAATTATATAGTTCATCTTGAAGATTTTCTTTTCTTTTTATTAAAGTTCTTAAACTCATACTAGTTCTTTTAATATATTGGTATATGTATCTTTAGAAGCTGCACCAATTATTTTATTACCTACTACTTGTCCTTTATTAAAAACAACTACTGCAGGTATACTCATAATAGCATGTTCTACACTAATATCCATATTATCTTCAATATTTACTTTTGCAATAATTACACTATCTCCAAACTCTTCAGCAAGTTTTTCCATTGTTGAATGTAACATTTTACATGGTCCACACCATTCTGCATAAAAATCTATTAATACAGGTTTTTCAGTTTGAGATGTAATCTCTTTGTAATTTTCGGAGTTAATTTCTACGATCATTTTAATTAAATTTAAATTATTATTTTTTATCAAGTACCAACATTGTGCATGTTCCTAAAACAGCAGACAACAAAAATATAAACGTAAACACATGAACCATACTTGGTTTTATAAATATGCTTACTAGTGATCCCACCATAACTAACAGTGAGAAAATTGCAATTATCCAAATTATACTTTTCATAATTATTTTTTTTGATTTAAATAATACTGTGACCATACTAAGGTCATCATTAATAGCATTACAAATATTTCTTTCATGATGCTCGTTTTATAAATAGTTTTTCAGGTAAATTACCATCATACACAAACTTTGTTACTTTACATAACCAAGCTGTATTAACACCTGGACAATTAGTTACTTTATAATCAGCACCACCATAAATATTCCACTTCTTAGTTAGAATGATGGAATTATCTATTGGTTCTTCAGATGCTAATACACTCACTGAATTTGTGTTATCTGATAAGTAATCAAGTACATTATCTGCACCTGCTACCATTTCTAAATCTTCTTTGGCACCTATCCATTCTGGTAAATCAATATACCATTTCTTGTCTTCTTCTTTTTTAAATTTTAAATTTTTCATAAGTTTATTTTTAAGTTTGAGTGGGATTACTCTTTTTCATCCCACTGTTCTACTACTGGTAACTCTTCATAGTGATAACTACTACTACTAGTATCTCTCATGACATACAAATAGTTACAATAATCTATTTCAGGATCAGAGCTTATGTAACCATTGTCAATACATTGTGATGTATAGTCTTCATAACTAAGAATTTCTTCTTTCTTAGTAGACCCTATTAGAGTAGCAATTTTTTGTTTAGCAAGTTCTTCAGTACTGTAAACACCCTCTACACTAGTTTCAGGTTGACAATAATCATCATCTATATCACTAGTATATGTCCAGAAAACAATGTATACTTTTTTCATAAGTTTATTTTTAAGTTATTAATTAAGTTTCTATAAGTTTAAAAAATGAGCAGTTTGTCTACATGCTCAGGTATACAACGCATATCACGTTCTTTCTATTGGTACTCTCACAAGGTTGCAACCCTTGACTTAATTTTCCATGCCATAGATGGTGTGCAAGTTACTGCCAATGCTTTTGTATCCTTTATACACCTCTTCAGGTGTCCTGCTTGGATGAGAGTATAAAAACCACAAGTCAACCTCTGCTTTACAGGATGAGAGGTTATGCCTGAAACCTTGTGGTAATATAAATTAATACAAGTCAGATAGACTTGGTTCTTTAACGTAGTTAACTTCAAACTTGTATTGATCTAACAACCATACTTTGTCATAGACATCCATGGCTATTAAATCATTAGTTTCTTTTGTTGACAATTCTTTCCCGAAGAATTGTTCTGCATACTTAATAAGTTCATTATCGATCTTAGTTTCTGCTGTATGTAGTTGATCTACATATTCTCTGTGTGCAATCATAGTTGAATTCATATTTATTTATTTTTTATTAGTTACTTGATTATCTTCCAACCACTGATTAATATCATCAGCAGTCATATGTCCTTGTGGATCATGCATGTTCATAGTATCCCACATTTCAAATGTAGTTTTACCATCACCATGTATTCCGTATCCACCGCCAACAATACTAATCATTTCATTAGTATCATTGTTATATTCAAAGAGCCACTGAGTAGCTCCTGGAATACGATGATGTGGAATCTTTTTAAAATCTTCTGGAAATTTAATTACTGTCATGACTTATAAATTATCTATGTTAATTAATGAATCTAATTGAGTATAAGTACCACCATATACTCTATGGCTTGATACATTCTCTACCCAAATAGAATCTTCACTTACTTCCAAGTAGTACTCAATATCTATATTGCCTCCTACATCTGTCCAGTCTTTTGACACCTTTTCCGGAGTCTTTGTTACTGAACTAGCATAAGCATAACCAAGTATTACTTGTATTATACAGAATGATACAGCACCTACTAGTATGCCTATCACAAAGGAATCATAAATTCTTGTTTTCATATTTATTTGTTTTATTAGTTAGCTATATTAATTAATTAATAGTATATATATACTTATGATTATTGAGTAGTTCTTCTACCTAAGAAACTAGAGAGAGTTTAATACTCACATATACATTCTCACTTATATTTACAGTTTTCCGTGCACACATTTGTAGAATCTGTGCTAGTAGTTCCTGTGTTGAGTATGCACACATTGTATAATAAATATATAATACTATCTTTCTAGTAAATGTTATTGAGTATTGAGTATATAATACTAATGCTATACTCAATTACTAATTACTAAAAAAATCAGAAATAATGCATTGGCATTATTTCCCAATTCAAGTGAAGGGTTAGCAAAAAAGAGGGATTACTAATTACTAAAAAAATGAAGAGTAGGACAATGTCCTACTCATTCATCTAATACTGCTTACAAATCTTCATTTAATGCAGCATCATCCCCATTTGCAACAGGATCAGTAAATGCAGATACTGATTTTGCAGATACTTTACCTGCACCAAATACTTTATCTGCAAGTCTATTTGCAAATGCAGTTGCCAAAATACTACTAGTTTGTTCTAGCAATTCTAATCTTGCAACATCCTTCCTTGTTTCAGATTGATCCAATGTGAAGTTTCCATCTTGCTTAAGATATAATGGCAATTCATCTCTAAATGCATCCATATACATTGTATGCATTTGAGGTTCACCTGTTGCAGACTTCCGTGGATATTTCTTAAACTGCGGTGAATTCACATACTGTTTAATATCCTCTACTGCACCTTTGATGGTGTAAATGTGGAAAGTTTTTCCTTTTTGCTCTCCTTCTTTTCTAATGTAGTTTCCTACATAAACTGCTTTTAAACTGTTCATAATGTTTAAGTTTTTAATTAATGAATAAATTATTTTAGATAAGTTAAGGGTTAGCCCCAAGAGGGAAAAAGAAAAAAGAACTTTAATAAAGTTCTTTTAACTGTTTTGCATACTTATCATACTTTGCAAGTTGTTCTTCCATTTCTGCAAGATCTCTCTTTTTGTATGATATCTGTGTTTGCAGAAGCTTAATATTTTGACTCATAATTTGTTCATAATACTCAGCTTGCTTTTGCCCAATTAATGTCTGCAATTCTTGTTCTGCATTATTACTAAGATATGATGTAATAACTGCAAATCTTTGTTTACGGCAGTAATCTGCCCAGAATCTTTTATGCATTTCTGCAGGTCTATTAAATACTTTCATAATTATTTTTAAGGCTAGTTATGGGTTAGCCAAATAGAGGGAAAAAAAGAAAAAAGAGTAAGACCTCCTAAGAGGTCTGGATCTTTTTGGCTGTTTGAACATAGATGGCATCATATCCAGCTTTGTTCTTATAAAGCCTGTAAATGATTTCATACATTCCATCAGAAGGTATGAGATCTTTTACTGTGGCTTTAGACAGCCGAGGCAACCAAGTCTCAGTATTGGTTTTCTTTATAACATACAGAAAATCATGAGACTTGCAAGAATAGATGTTCACTAGAGCAGATGTTGTTGGTAGTTGTTTCATAATAAATTTATTTAATTTAGTATGCAGTTGATGGGTTAGCACCTGTCTGACAGACAGAAAGTTTTTTCCTGGAGGAAGAAAAAAGTTTTTGTTTGGCAGATATGAAATGGTTCTGCCAGGAAAGATGGGGGGTACCCCCAGCTGTGGGTGGGCCGGGGACCATTGCAGTGGGGGGCCACCACATTCTCTTATATACTACATTTGCAATTTCAAAAAAAATTTTTATATTTGTAGAAGTTTCTTGCATAAGAAATTTATTTACTCAGACAGACCCTGGTAGTAATGTACCGGGGTTTTGTTTATCTTTACTTTATGAAAGTTTACTTTGATCATGTTACTGGGTTTGGTAAGGTAAGTGACCTGGAGGTTATTGTTAATTGTGCCTATGGTATATTAGGTCCTGATGAGTCTACCAGAGATGCATTACACCAAGGATGGATTCCCTGGGAGGATAAGTGGTATAATGAAAGAAGTACTCGAATTGATCTATCTAAGTACTCACCGTCCAAGACTACTAAGAAGTTATCTAAAAGAATTACTGTTAAACAAGGAAGTATTGATACTTCTCTAGAGCAGTATACAGAACTGTATGATAAGTACTGTAAATACCACGGGTTTGCAAGAGATATAAAACTGGAGTCTTTTAAGGATTGTTCTGTTATTGAATATCACACAGATTCATTAGCAGGTATTAGTTTGTATAGACAGTTTGATACTGAGTTTGTGGCATATCAGTTTATCTGGGATTATGTAGATCCTAAACTTTCCCTGGGGACAGTAGCACAGATGGTAGAATGTGAGACTGCAAAAGTCTTAGGTTGTGAGTATGTATATCTGTTAGGTGGGTATGAGTTATGTTGTTTATACAAAAGTAACTTCAGGGGGTTTGAATTTTGGACTGGTAAAGAATGGTCCAGAGATTTAGAGTTATATAAGAAGCTTGTAGAAAGAGATGAAAAAATTAAAATTATAAAATATGATCTTTGAACCAACCAACAGATTGGAAGTTAACACACCAAAAGGACCGGGGATAATTTGGTTAGTAACAGACTACGGGCATGAGACAGATACTATATATACAGTGATTATTAATGAGACTGGAGAGTTCTGGCAGTTTACTCATAAAGATATAAGAGCCAAAAATAATTTGACATTTAAAAGAAAAATTACAGGAATAGATCCAAGTATTGGAAAATAGTTTTATATTTGTATTACTTTTCGATTAAGTTCTGTTTTGATTATTATTTGCTAAGGACCCTGGAAATTTTCCGGGGTTTTTAGTTTAAACAAAAAAAATTTATATATTTGTCACATGGAAAAAGACACAATAATTATTTCTATTACGGAAACAAATGATGGATTAGAGGTAAGAGTTAATGAGGGTGCTTATGGTAATCCACATATCATTGGTATTTTAGAAAAGATTAAGTTTACCCTTCTTTCTCAAGATCCTCCTGAAATAGAAAAAATACAGACTAGTACGGCTAGTCAAAAGTATGATGCATAAATTTTTAAAACCAACAATATGAAACCATTTAAAAAACTAAGAGGTAGAGCTATTCTACTAAGTGTACCTGAAAGAAAAAAGTCAGCACTTGAGTTGTCTGCAAAAGATGAAGAGGCAATGATGCAAGAAGCTGCTAAACTATGGAGTAGACTTACTGTTTATGCCATAGGAGATAAAGTAGAAGAAGTAGAGGTAGGGGATGAAGTATATGTAAGAACCTCAGCTCTAAACATGGAGACTGTTGAAAGAATAGAAATAGACGGGCAAATCAAGCTTGTTCTTAATGAAGGTGATGTAGTTATAGTATGGTAATTATGAAAGGAAAACTTTATGACACAGGCTCTCCTTATAGAGAAATTGTGAACGATGTTTATGGAAAGGAACGTGATCTAGTTAGACCATCTTGTCCTACAGCAGAAGAAATAGACTGGCAGAAAAGAGTTGTAAACCTGGGTGAACCACCAAGACCAGATTACTATGGTGGTAAGGATAATACTTATGAAGTGTTTCAAGTATTAGAAGCATGGGGATTGGATAAAGACTTCTATCTAGGTAATGTAATTAAGTATGTTGCTAGAGCTGGTAAAAAAAATAAATCTACTGAAAAGGAAGATTTACAAAAAGCTTTAGTATATTTACAAAAAAGAATTGACTCACTATGATACTGAAAGGAATCCTGTTTATATTTGGTGTATTAGTCCTAGGCTTTTTATTCTTAGTAAACAATGCTATGAGTAAACCCTTATATAATAAGATACATAATGTCTGGGAAGAAGACCCAGAGGGAAAGAAATATGCTAATTTAACCTTGACTGTAATGCTCTTTATTGCATTCTTCATGGGCTTAATGTTTTAACTTGCAGACTCCGATCAAATAAAAAGATCCTTAGAAATTTTTCTGAGGATTTTTTTTATTCAAAAATTTTTTGTATATTATAGTATATTTATAAAACTAATTATCATGGATATTTTAAATTTCATTTCTTGGATTAAAGGTAAAAGAGTAGTAACAAGTGTAAATGCTACTAAGACATTGTTACCAATAGGAATTAAGGACAATAAAAGAGGTGACTCTTATATAGCAGGTGCAATTACTGTACAAGACTTTGCTAATCAATTAGCACCAGGAACTGTAGGACCAGCTGGACCACAAGGACCTGCGGGACCACAGGGGGTTGCTGGACCTCAAGGAAATCAGGGAGCTGCTGGAACTCCTGGTATACAAGGGATTCCTGGAGTACAAGGTATCCAAGGAAATCCAGGACCTGTAGGACCTGCCGGTTTAGTATGGGAAGGTACATGGGTATCTGGTACATCTTATTCAATAAATGATTCAGTTGGTTACAATGGTGCTTCATGGTACTGTATTGCTCCAACATCAGGAACAACTCCTCCAAACTTAGCTCCTGCAAACTGGGCATTGTTAGCATCTCAAGGTGCACAAGGTCCTCAAGGGATTCAGGGTCCACAAGGTATACAAGGTGCTGTTGGACCTCAAGGTATACAAGGACCAATTGGTTTAACTGGAGCCACTGGTGCTCAAGGACCTCTTGGACCAGTGGGGCCAACAGGTGCTCAAGGAATACCAGGTGTACCTGGGCCAGTAGGACCTGCTGGACTAAATTGGCAAGGTGCATGGGTTTCTGGAAATTCATATAATGTAGATGATGCAGTTGGTTATGCAGGTGCATCTTACTTTTGTATAACAGCAACATCAGGAACTACTAGTCCAGATATTGATCCATTAAATTGGGCTTTATTGGCATCACAGGGTGCAACAGGACCTGCAGGTGCAACTGGTGCTACGGGTGCAACAGGAGCACAAGGACCACAAGGATCACAAGGAGTTCCAGGACCAGTTGGTCCAGCAGGATTAAACTGGAGTGGTGTATGGTCTAATGCTGTTATATATGCTGAGAATGATGCAGTATCTTTTGGAGGTGCTTCATACTTTTGTTATAATCCAGCTGGTGTAGGTCCATCTGTTACAGATCCATCTGTTGATACTGCTAACTGGGCACTACTTGCTGCACAGGGTGCTACTGGTCCACAGGGTCCTCAAGGAATTCAAGGAATTCAAGGAATCCCTGGTCCTGTACCAGCTGATTATGTTAAAACTATATTTAACCATCCTGATTTTGGAGCTGGAGTTACTGGAACTACTGTTCCTGTTATTTCAGTATTTAAGGATATAAGTGGTATGTTAGCAACAGATTCAATTCTTGAAATATCTTGGGGTTGTTATAGAACTACTGCATTTGGAAATGTTCAATCTCAAGTATATCTATCAGATTTACCAGATTTTACAGGTACTTTTGTAAAAATTGCAACAGGTGCAAATCAACCTGCAGCAGCAAATGCCTATTTAAGAAATTTTAGAGATGTTAAAAAAATAGATACTGTATTTACAATGTTTAATGGATTAACACAATCTGCAAGTGATTTAAGTAATACAGGTAATACTATACAAAATTCAACTGTAGACCTAGGTCAGATTTACATTTTATTTGCTATTCAATTAAGTAATGCTGCTGATGAAGCATTTATAGACAGAGTTCGTATAACTGAACATGCTGCATATTTATAATCAGTAATATTTTAAAATTATGGTAAAGTTTGTAGCAGTATCACCAGACCCATATCTAAAGACTGAAAATGATATGGCTCCAGCTAAGTTTGGTCATCTTAATGCACTCTTAGCAAATGTAAGAAGAGAATTTTCAGATAACAATGCAGCTATTGCAGGTGGTCTTAAAGTTGGAGAATTATATAGTACTCCTACAGGAGAAGTAAGAATTGTAAAATAAAGAACCATGTTAAATAACATAAACAATTTTTTTAATTTATTCAAAACTAAGAAGATTAAAAAAACATTAGCACCCAATGATATAATACCTGTAGGTGTTAGAGATACAAGTAATAGATCAGACTATCAACCTGCAGGTATTTTCTTTAAAGATCTTGAAGATCAATTAGGGGGAGTAACACTTACTACTACAGGCACAGGAGGAGCTGCAACATATATTGGTGGTACATTAAATGTTCCAGTATATCAAACTCAAATTCCTCACCTTGAATACGATCTTGCTGATAAAACTATTTGGAATAATGGTAGAGGTAATGTTGCATCATCTACATCTTTTGGAGAAGGTGCTCTTAGATTAAGTACCACAGGTATTGGTAACACAGCTATTGGTACAAATGCATTAAGCACAGCAACAAGTAATGCATCTAATACAGCAGTTGGTACAGATAGTTTAAGAAGTAATCTTGGTAGTAATAATACAGCTGTAGGTTATTTTAGTTTAAGAAGTAATACAACTGGTTTTAATAATGTAGCTTT